GCAAACATTGCCATTGCACCCTTTGGTTTGCCATCACCCTTGTATATACCGTAAGATGTTCCCTCTTTTTGTTCCTCTTTCTTTTTACTAGGCATCTTTGCACCAGACTTATGTCTATGAACACCTGCTTCATCTCTATAAGTTTCATTTTCCCTTCTTGGTGTTACATAACCTACACCTGGTACTACACCAGTTTTACCTGCATCTCTTGCTGCGTTTCTAGCTGCTGCTCTTTTGGCTGCTGCCTTTCTGTTTCTATCATATGAAGACATCTTTTCTTTTAATGTCTCCTCTTTCATACCTTTAGTCTTCTTACCTCTTCTTTCTGCATGGTCTGCTCTTCTATCTTTTCTGATACCACCACCTAACTCATGTGATCCATGTGGATTACCATATCTCTTGTCTCTAACAGTTGCTCTCTTATAATCTGGGGTCTTCGCATCAACCTTTGCCTCTACCATCTCACCTTCTGGTTCAAAAGAATCTAACTTCAATCCTCCACCTGGATTTCCACCTGAAGCACGGATCTTATCAAAGTGCTGCTGCTTATTAACGTTTGGTTTCATTACAGGACCTGAGAAGACTTTCTTGAGACCTCTTTTTAGTGACCTACCTACACCCTTCAAATCCAGTTCTTGCAACACATCAGCATCTTGTTCGTAAGACGCACCAACATATACCTTACGTATATCTTTTAGTTTCTTATCACTTGTTACACCAGTATCTTTAGTTTTCTTTTTACTCTCACCACCATACGTAGCCATCACACCCTCATTGGTTGCAACTTGCTTAGACCAGTTGTGAACCCTTGTGCTTAGAGGAGCAGTATTACTTAATTTTTTTTTTTTCTTCCAGTGAAAGGAATGTTGCTTCTACATTTAGTGTCTTTGGATAATCTTCGTCACCTTTTTTTGCTTTCTTTTCTCCAGACCCTGCCTTCATTCTCTTCTTCTTGGCATGTATGTTATCCCAAAGTCCTTTCTTTTTCTCTATTAGATCCTCTTCCTTGACACAGTTAGGAACACTCTTACCACCTTTCATCTTAGTTCCTTTTGCCTTATATCCTTTCCAACATGTAGATGCACCTACGTTCTTACGTGCCTGTGCCATGCCCTCGTCTACTATCTGCTCTCCTTCTGGATCTTTAGATGCTTTATCTAGACCTACACCTGCCTTGTATAGTGGGTCACCTGTTAGTTTGTTCTTCATACCTTTCTTGAAATTCTGGTATGCAGGTGTGTTTCCTATCTTATCAGCACGGTTCACTGTGTATGGTGCACCCTCTTCTACTGATGCAGGTGTTCCATCTCCATGCTCAATGACATTACCATCCTCATCCTTCTGATGATGTTCGGTTGCTATTGTAGGGTTGATCTCTATCTTATTCTTTACACCTGTCTCTTGGACATCTAACTTCTTACCTTTCAATGCTTCCCAATGCAACTCCTCTTGCCAGTTAGAGAACTTAGGTGCAGCAATCATAGCAGGTGCTTTTACTACGTCAACTATCTCTGTCTTAGTACCATCAACATTGTTTATAGTAACATCTTCCTTCCTTGTGTCCTTGCCATCTGCTTTACCACCCTTAGTTCTCTGTATAGCATTGTGTACTACACCAGCATGTTCTTTTGAACCTGTCTCTACCTTGCCATCACCGTCATAGTCCTTCTTTGCCTTCTTCTCATCGAGATGAACGCTACGTAGGTCTTTGAATGTACTCGCCCAAGGATTCTGATCTTCAAACATGGTCACAATTTGTATTCCTTTTTTATTTATTTAGTTAAAATTCTACGGGTAACTGAAATGACACTTCTTTTGCATCATTTATCCAACATCTAAACATATGTTTCTCTTCATCGACACAAATAAGATGGTTAGCACCTCTTCGTATTACTTTACCAGTTCTATTATTATTTTCTACCAATGATCCTATCTTGAATAGGTCACCTGCAATGTATTGTTCTCTTACATTTCTCTCATCTACTGGTATTACGTTGAGCATCACGTAATTATACAACTCACCATTTTGTTCGTACGCTAACTTTGAGATTGCCTCTGCTCTTGACTTTCTGACCACAATATTAATTGCATCAAATCCATTTTCGTAAAGGGATTGTAAGACATCGTAGATGGTTTCTGCGTTGTTGTCGTCAATGATTGACTCGCTAATCTCAGGGTAAGCATTTTTCAACTCCTCGATGTTTGACTTTCTACTTGGAAATATGTAGTAAAAACTATCCTTAGATAACTCTTCTACTGCTGATAATATGTTAGCATTAATTTCCTCATCGTCAAACTTGTCAAAAGCGATGGTCAAAGGTCCGTTATCTTTCGCCTGACCTACCTCAGATCTATCTTGTTGTTGCTGAGAAGAACCTGACGATGAACCAGTTGTTTTTACAGGTGGTTCTAACCCTAGATTCTTTACAATATCTTGTGCAAATGTGCCTCTACCTCTTTGTATAGCACCAGATCCCATGCCATCAGACTTACCTGTCTCGTCTGCCTTAGATTTACCAGAGAACATTTTAAGTTCACCAGCAACTGTCTTTGCTTTTAGTGTACCCTGCTTATCATACCAATCTCCGTGTCCGTCTCCCACTAAGCCCATTCGCTTTGCTTGAGAGGATGCTTTGGTAGTCCTTGCTTCGGTTATGAATTGATGGAACTGCTTCACTTATCTGTTGGAAGATTTGTTTTTCATTCTGTTGTATATAGACCAGACCTGCGGTCTTGATATGTTTATATTTATCATCACTCTCAGTGAACGCATAAAAAAATCTATAAAACTCCTCCATCTCTTTCTTTTGTAGTCTTTTTGCACGTGTTTTGAGCGTATACATCTCAACAAGTGTGTCAATAAGTTCCTTCATGATAGTTTATAGTATACAGATGATTTGTCAGACTGAGATGATGCATAGAAATACAACTCTTTCATTGCTTTGTCTCTATTACCATTAGTTTTGAACCAGTCTAACAGTCTGAGACCTGACAACTTACTATAACGATATGCCTGTGACATCCCATCAATCATCTCCTTTGTTTCTTTGTTTCTTTTAAATCCTTGAGCATTGTATTTGTCTAGTAGTTTATAGATTTCATCTGTAATAGATTTGTTGTTAGGTCTACTCTCATACCATGAAGGTTCGTTAGGTATACCTGTAAACCTTGCATCTCTTAGAAGATTTCTAAGCACACTACCTTGTATCTTACCCATAGCAGCGAGTTTACCTTTCAATTCTAACTTCCAATCACCCTTTGTAGGTCCTCCAAAGTTTCTTGCTTGGAACTTTTGGTAGGTATCATCTCCATAATAGTAGTAAACATCCATAGGATATTCTCCTCTCCTATTCTGGAATATTAAATCGTATTTTACAAACCTTACCCTTGATCTTTCTTTCCTTTCTGCAGGTGATGTACTATTCAGTAGTGCAATTGATGGTGAGTCACCAAGTTTCTTCAATGATATACCTACCAAATCACCTGATGCATTCAATTCTATTAGAGTATTGTTGACACCATCTATAGTCTTCTCTCTGTTCAACTTCTCTACCACAGTAGATCTAATATTCTTTCTAACCATCCATATATCTGCAGGGTTCCACTTATCTTCTGATGATAAGTTAGTTTGCCTCTTGATTCTATTGAATGCTGCCTTGACTGCACCATCATCAATCATAGGGTCACCTCTTACAAACATATAATCACTACCACCTATAGAATTATAGATTACATTAGCACCATTCCACGATGATCGCTGCCAGTCTTGTGGTAGTGCTTGTATTTCTGATAGTAAAACGCCAGGTATAGCACAACTAAGCAATCCTACCCTGTATTCATCCTCAGAGATTGGGAATTTAGTATTGGGAAAGGCATATTTTATAGCAGCGTACACACATTGTGCTGCCTCTTGCACCTTAGTTGCAGCAGCACCACCACCAGATCCTTTACTGTTCTCTGGTTTTACCTCTACTCGTATAACCTGTCTGTCATTTATTGCTACGTCTAGTGATGTTCCCTTTGGTGTCACTTTACTCTCAGGATACTTACCAATAAGTGATCCTAGTATATTATTTGTTGCTTCTAATCTTTTTGCCTGTGGTACAAATACTTTGAGTGCTGCCTGTACCTTCTTTACAGAGTCTTGTTCCTCAATATTCTTGATGTCAAAGTTATAGTAGGCATAGTTTTCTCCTCCCAACGCTGATACCACATCTTCAAAAGGTATTCTAAGTGTAGAAGAAATAGTTTTCACAGTGCTGGTAGACTATCACCTTCGATAGCAGTTATAGGTTTACCATCACCATGTGTAAGGTGTGGCATATGAGGGTATTTATTTTCAAGGTCTCTATATGTCTTACCATACAGTTCTGGGTATCCACTTGTAACTTTTCTACCTTCTTTGTCAACACCTTTAGCATGTATCTGTGATGGTAGAGCATAATATTTGAATTCTAACCAGTTATACCATGGGTCACATATTACTGTCTTATGATGAGGTACATTCTGACCACTCTGTGTCATACCTGTGGTAACATCGTTGAGTTGTCTGTCTCTTTTACCAGGTCTTTCATTCCACCTTGACTTGAAACAGTTTATCTCTGGATGTTCGACACAATGTTTTGCTATCGTCATGTACTCTTCATAGTCCAAGAATATAGGACCGTAATGTCGTGGCCACTTGTCATCATACTGTGGTATTGACGAAGGACCTTCAATAATAGACACATGATGACCTGCCATACCTACAATAAAACCAGGTACACCCTTACCTATCGTACCATAGAGTCCAAACTTGAGGTCATACGTAAGACTACAACCTAGCACATCACAGTACCAGTGTTTTGCTGACTCTAAATCAGGACAAGTATATGATACATGAAATATAGTTCTAGTAAAACAATCTTGAAATATTGTCTTAGGACCTTTGTAACTCTTGCCAAGTTGTTCTTGTTCTAAGTATTTTTTATCGTACTGTTGCTGTTCCATTCCAGTATTCTACAATAGGATGTTCTGTAGCATCAAGTGTGTGAGGTTTAGGGTCTTGATGTAGTAATGCAATTGCATGTGCAGGTGACATTTGTAAGAATATAGGTTCGTTCCACTTCCTTGCTTGATCAAGGAAACCTTCTCTATAAGAATAAAAAATAGAGGGTAGTGGTTTACGAATTATTTTTTCATTGTGATAAAAATCATCAGTGCCTGCATATTTTGCCACGTACCCCTGTGGATCTTGCATCCACTTTTTATATATGTGTGCATTGTCCTTCCATACCATCACACTTGAGTTGAACATTGACTTATGTGGGTTAGCAAGTTGGTATGATGCACCTCTCCAGTATGATCTAACTAAACTAAAATTATTTCGAGGTGACTTCTGTTCATGCAAGAGAAGTTTTGTCATGTCTCCATGAATTATAGTGTCAAGGTCAAAGAATATTTTGCGATCAAATCCCTCTATCTGTGGTGCATTGAATATCAATATCTTACACCATGCTGCCCACCAATTATCCCAATCTTTATACTCACTGACATCCATGTATACACATGGCATATCTACACCAGTAGGGTCATCAGTAAAACAAAAGAAAGGTGCATCAGATTGTTGACGCACCATGTTCTGCAGTTTATTTACATACTCTGCACTGTATTTGTCTCCTATCTTGAGACATGTAAAGCAATAATTATCTGTCACCTGCTTGTCTGTTCTCTGAATAAAATTCTGCAAAGTGTCCGTCAGGATATCTCTTCTCAAGTTTCTTGATGTTTGTATCTAGTACATCATCCATGTCTACCTCTAGTGCCATGCATGCTTGTGCAACATACCACATGATATCACCAAGTTCTATCTTCAAATGCTCTAGATTATCTTTGTCACATGGTTTACCTTGGAATATCATTTTTTTGACGATCTCCAAAAACTCACCAGACTCGGCACTAATCCCAACACTAGCAGTAAGAAGGCGTTGAATAGCGACATCACCACCAAGCTCTTGTAAACGGTATATAAAAGCGTCGGAGTCGGTGGATTGTATGCTAGTAACACTGTTGACAAACCTAGTATAGTTATTAAAATTTGAAGTCATTAAATTTTGCTTTGGATTCTTCTGATTTAGTATAACCTATCACTGCTTCATCGTCAACTATATCATCTTGTGCAGACTGTTCACAATCATACAATCTCATCTTAGCACGATCAATACCTATAACAAATCTCTTGTTGATTGTAGGATCGTTGTATCTATTCTTGAGTTGTTTGACCATTATTTGATTAAGTCCCTCCAAATCTTCGGTGCTAACCAGAGCGAACATAAGATCAGCAGTAGCTGGAAGACCAAAGCTTTCTGAAGTGTCAGTAAGATTAGGGTCGCTACTAGCAAAGCCAGACCTTGTAGTTTGCGTTGCCGAGACGATTGGTAATGCTGTTTCAACAGCAAGTCCTCTAAGTTCTTCAGCGATTGCTTTGACATATGAATAAGAATTGACGTTTACTGCACTCCTATAACGTGATGAGGCACAGATGTTTAGATAATCTATGAATATTATATCAGGTGCAAAAGATTTTTTCAACTTCAACTCTTGCAACAATGCTTTGAAGTGACCACTGTGTGCTGATGCAGTAGGATACTCCTTGATAATCAATTTACCTGTTGTTTTTGCAGCAAGTTTATCAATTTTCTTATGGAATGTAGTCTGTGGTAATTCTGCTATGTCTTTGATGTTAGTGTTCAATAAGTTTGCATCTATCCTCTCTGCAATCTTCTCCTCTGCCATCTCAAGAGTGATGTATAAAACATTCTTACCCTGTGTAAGACAAGAACTGGCAACATGACACATGAATAGAGACTTACCAACACCAGTGCCAGCAAGAGCGATATTGAGAGTTTTATCAGAGAGTCCACCTGACGTAATCTTGTTGAAGTATTCAAGATCGAACGGTGTTTTGTTTTCAATTTTGTGATAATAAGCATAACGATCCTCCGCATCGTCTATGTAATCATGACCAACATGTTGATCGAATCCAACTGCTAGTGCATCGGATAATATACTAGGAATTGCATCCCTGTTCTTCTTCTCATCTTGTCCATCAGCAATCTTGATGCTCTCCATCAAAGCATTGTATATTGCTCTCTCTTTACACCATGCTTCAGTGGTATCTAATGCCCACTTTGACTCGTACTCAGCATCACCTAGAGAGTTTATAAGTTGTTCTGTATTTTGAAACTCATCTTGTGTCAGATCGGTTCTCTTTCCTACCTCAATCTGTAAGACTTCTTTAGTAGGTAACTCATCATACTCTTTGATGAATTTTACTATCTCATTGAATACAATCTTGTCCGTTCTCTCCTCAAAATACTCTGGATCTATGAAAGGAATTGTTTTCCTTGCATATTGATCATCACTTATTAGATTGTTGAGTATCGATAACGGTACTCTTTCACTCACCATAACTAAACTCTTTCTTAGATACCTCGTCTAGTGCTTGCATGATCTCACTATCAAAATATTTTTCTGGGTTGTTGTATACTTCTTTAGCATACACCTTCTTTCCCTTGATTTCATATCTATTACCAACCCTCTTGATAACATCATGTTTCTCTGCAAGATCTAAGAGACCAAAGTACTTGTCAAGACCACGTTCATCATAGAACAATCTTATCTTGACCTCTTTGTTCTCCTTACTCAACCTCGATTTGACAGTCTTTGCCTTGATAATATTTCCAACGACTTCCGTTCCATCCTTCTCCTTTGATTTGCTGAGATAAATGATTGTACTCGCTGCATACTTGAGTCCCGAACCCCCTCCCATTTCTTTAGTTGGTACGTAAGCTCCGATGACATCGTACGTATGGTTTGTGACAATGAGTGGGACATTTGCTTGACCTAATTTGAGTGTTAGCATTCTGAATGCACCTTTGACAAGTTGGGATTTTGTCATGTCTCTGACATTCTTGTCATCTAGTGCATCACGTATTTCTTTCTCTGTTGAAAGCATACCTAAAGAGTCTAATACAAATAGACAAGGTGTGCGTTCTTCTGTTGGTTTATCTAGATATATGTCTAATGCTTTGAGTGCCTTGTTACGGAACTCTTCTACAGTAACAACTTCAATATGTCCAACTCTTTTTGTGTCTATGTTCCTAGACTCAAGTAGGTCTCTATTGACAGCACTTTCAGTATCGAAATACAGAACATAACCATTAGGATTATTGTCCAGAAAATTCTTGACAACTGCGAGGGAGAAGAAAGTTTTACCAGTTGACGTTTCACCAGCAATAGCAGTAATACGATTGCTAGAAACACCGCCAAGAATAGACCCACTAACGAGTCCATTAAAAACGTAAGATCCAGTGTCGATAAACTGTTCCTTATCTTCTTTATCAGATGCGATTTTCGCATAGTCTGATCCTATCTCCTTGACGATTTCATTCAATAAATCCATTTCAAATTCCTAGTAGTTTACGTTGACGTTCAAAATAACCATGCAGTATCCATGAACTGCTGTTCATCTTGTCGGTGCCACCGATACCCCATACAAACTTCACTCTATCATTGTTCACGAATTTGTCAAGTTCAGGTGTGTTACCTTTGGCACGATCACCCCCATTGCAAAAGATAACTTCTTGTGATATATCAAGACATTTCTCGATAGCACCACAAGCAGAGTCATCAGCATCATCCCATGATATAACAGCATCAACCATGTCTAGGTGTCGTACAATATCTGCACGTTCAGTCCAAGATTGAAAGTACTGTCCTTTCTTTCGTGTCAACCAAGGGTCACCATTCAATCCTACCACAAGATAGTTTGATAAGTCTTTTGCCCTTGCAAAATATTGTATGTGACCACTGTGTATTGGGTCAAATCCACCTGTTACCAGACTAATCTTATCAAAAAACATCAGTCTTTGATGATGAAATGTTTTTTCAGCACCGTGACTTGATCTTCATACTTAGCAATCATGTTTAGTTCAGTTTCAATTGCTTCCATGATGTCTGAGTGCTCACCTATTCCAACAGGGTTGTTTAGGTAAACTTCTACATTCATCTTATGTTTTTGAATATCCCCTTGAGCATGAGCAAGGAGTGCTGAAATCATTTTTTCTCTCATTAGATTACCATCCCATATGTATCTCTAAGTATTTTTTTGTAAGGTCCGTCAGGGTTTGCTTCCCTAACTTCCTTCACAAGTTTCAGTTTTTG